TCTTCTCCAAGAACAGGGTGAAAATCCTCATCAATACTGTGATCTCCACCCCAGATTAATTCAGTTTTACAATGCCAACAATTCACTTTTTAATAAAAGGTATAGATGGTCCTGTTGCTTCTGGTATTACATTATCTAATACTTTGGGCATAGCACCCTGCACATTACCTAAAATCTCGTTCATAACTTGAGATTTAAAGTTTTCAGATGTTACATATTTATAGCCCAGGTACGCTCCACCACTCATGGAAGCTACCATAAGAAAAGAAACAATACTTAAGACGTTAGCAATTTTTTGAAACATGATTAAAGAAACCCTCCTAAAAGCTAGTGTGCCAATTACTTTGATGGTTTTGGCTTTGATTCTTGGCCTAGCTCCACTGTACCTGTTGGCTGGCCTTGTAACTCGATCTTCTTCATCAATATTTCCTTCGCCTGTAATCCACCCTCGATCATCAAAATAGTTTTGTTAGTTTCTGCTACAACTTTTTGAGCATTATCTCTAATTTTTACTTGTTTATCAAGTTCCTCTTTCCACTCTAATATCTGTTTTTCAATGATATTTTTCATTAGCTATTAGGATCTACTGGATATTGTGTCATGTTAGGTGTTATAACACCATCTTTTTCTGTTGTTCCATAAAGAGTAACTAAAGCTGCTGTATCAGCACAGGCATCAATCTCTGCTTCTCTTGTATTACAAGCTGTCCGCACTCCATCACGATAAGTTGTAATTGCTGTAGGTATTGCAGTAGATTTTTCTGCTTTTCTTACAACATACCAATCATATTTTGATAGTAAAGAACCAGCAGTTGCTTTTTCCTGTGCTTTTAGTACTGATTTAATACCTAAAGTAGTATATTCAACTCCATTTATTGTCTCGGTTGTATCTGCAAGTGGTTTTGCAGATCCATCACCATTATAAAAACGTGAATCAAATGTCTCAGCGTCAGCTACCTCTGTAATACCAAGAGCTATTTTTTCATCTGCTGTTGATAATCTTAGCCAGTTAGCAGGGTAGTTTACATCGTTGTGACTAAATGCCACATCGACTGCTAATGGGTTTCCGTCTAATTTAAATGCCATAATTATATTCTACCCTGCTCTAGCGTATTTGAAAGGTGATTCTGCAAAACATAAATAAATATATGTACCACCACTTTGATTGGTTGCTGTGTTGCTATAACGCATTTTCATACCATTACTAAGAAAATCTATTGGATTATCAGTTGTACTATCAACTTCAGCATTAGTATTATTTGCTTGTAAATATTTATTTATTGTATTTTGAGGGCTTCTTTTTGAATCGTACATCATCCAGCCAGCGGTGCCACTCCTTTGTTTTATCATAACCCAAGCTGGTCTAAAACCTGTAAAGACAAACGTACCATCGGCATTTCCGTTGCCAGTAAATTTTCCAAACTTACTAAATCCTGCCACTTCGCTGAAACAATAAGAAATCATATCATCTCCAGAACCATTTACTCCGTTATAATCCCCCAAACTAAATACTGTAGAATTTATAGTTACGCTAGTTCCTAAAATATTAGTATCATCAGCTTCAGCTTGAGTTGAGTTAAAATAAAGTATATTTGGATCGGAAGCACTATTGAAAGCTTCTGAATGATAAACCGCCCAAAATGCAGCACTTGAATCATCCCTATTCTTAATAACAATTAGATCAGGTGCTACCCCTAATCCATGACCAACAGTAGCTCCCGCTGAACCTGTACCTGTATAAGAAATAATAGAAAACCCTGCTGTTGTATTAGCTCTTACTGATGATGTAATCGACCCATCACTGTTACTCGCTGTGGACCCACCAGCGTTCCAGTTCCATGCTACATAGTTTCTACCTGTAAGATTACCCTCACCATCTGAGCCATTTCCTGTGATTGTAAATCCATCGCTACTTACAGCAGTAATATTATTATTTGAAGTAGGAGAATCAAATCCAGTTGATTCTGGATCAGTTGCATTAGAATATAATGCCTTATTAATACCTCTTACAGCATCAAATAAATGATGATCTTCACCTGTTGTACTTCTATCCTTTATCCAAAACCAATCAGGTTGAAATCCTACCCCTGTAATCACATTAGTTGAATTATTACCTGTGTAAAGAACAGTATTAAAATATTGATTTGCTAGCTTTATTGTTGGGTTGGGTAAGTTTGCTGAACATAATGATTTATAGCCTGTGGGTAAATGACTAAATGCTCTTTGACCAAAATTTATAAACCCTGTAGGTGCTGACCCGCTACTTGAGTTTCGACCAACCGCAAAAACAAGATTTTCTGGAGCAGTCATACTGCTTATATTTACAGCCGTACCACTGTCTGAACCATCAACAGTAAAAGCTATAGTTCCAGCATCACGATCTACTTTGATTCCTACAATTTTATTATCTCCGATAGTAGGAGAAAGACCACTTTGAACTGAACTGTCATCAACTCTAATTTCGCCACCTAGATGATCTATTCCATGCCATTTGTTATCATTTTTTGTTGTTAAATTAGTAATACCACAACGGCCACTAGCAAAAGTTGTAAAAACGACTTCCGCATACCATTTACCACTTGTTGGAATTTCAAATGAAGAGAAAGCAAACTCACTATTACCTAAAGAAAAATCTAAATTTCCGTTTGTAGGAACTTCAAAAGTACTTTGATAACCAGCTAAAGGATTAATTACTGAAAAATTATTAGTTGGTGTATCTTCTAAAGAATCATTACCAGAACCAGCAGTTACAGAAAAGTTTACTGGCGTATTATTATTACCTTGACCACTTGAATCTGTACCAAGTGCAGAAGTAGAACTATTATCTGAAAAGTTTAAATAATACCCATTGGTTCCAAAACTTCCTTCATATTTTTTAGGTATCCATTGACCTGTTGTAGCATCTGTTTCTCCAAAATAAGAAGGATCATATGCGTAGCCATCTAAAAAATAAACATCAGCCATGTAACCATCAAACCATAGTCTCTGATTAGTTCCCTCTGTTCCGATAGCGTGCAACAACCCACCAGTATTAAATTTAGTATCTAAATTTTGTGTAGGATAAACAGTAGCCTCAAATTCTGGCTCCGCTCCGTTCACATACAACTTTACACGATCTGATGCTGTGCTTTGTGCTGTATCTACATATACAACTAAGTGAAACCAAGCACTTGGATCTCTCATAAAGCCTGCTGCTGTTCTTAAGTGAAATCTATAACCAGAAAGCCAATCTTCAAAATTTAAATTACCAGTATCTTGAAATTGTAAGCTAGTAACATTTGGGCCTGATGTATAAGCAGACCAAAAGTATCGTCTGTCTACACTTCCTCTTTTAATCCAAGCAGCCCAGGTCCATTTTTTTCTATTACCATCACTACTAGGTGTAAAATTCAACCTTGTTTCACTAGCACCGCTAAATCTAAGACTACGGCTTATTTCGTAATCACCAGCTCCACTAGCTCCTGCTCGAATTGTGTCAAATAAAGCCATTTATTTTACATCCAATGAAATTGCACAATGTATCACGTTGCTAGATTTGATTACATAATCTATTCTATCCACTGCACTAGCTGATGTCGATAAGGTAGGTGCTGTACCGCCAACGAATTTAAATGCTGAGTTAAAAGAAGCTGTACGAGATCCAGTGCCATCTTGTGTAATAAATATAGATCCTGATTGACCTACAGTTTGGTTTGAAGGTGCAGCGAATGTCCTATTGCCACCTAATGTTACAGATTGGTGCGTATTAGCTCCTAAATCTAAAGTTATTGTCGATCCATCACTAGCTGCTGTTATTGCTGCTCCCACTTGACCTGATAAAGCCAAACCTCCGCTTAAAGTCAATAGTCCAGTTCCACTATCTGCTGCATCTGATCTTAAAAAACTTGTAGCGTGTAAACTATCAACTGTATCTGCATTTGTGGCTTCGGCTGGTATAATATTTCCTGTACCATCAAAAGATGTACCTCCAATAGTTCTCGCAGTCTCAAGGGCTGTTGCGGTTGCAGCATTTCCTGTAGTGTCTTGATTAAGTGTTCCTACAACAAAATCTATAGTACCATCGCTATCCTGGTACGTTACTGTTATGCCTGTCTCGGTATTGCCTGTAAGCATACCTCCAACATAATCTTCAACCTGTTCTTGTGTAAGAGTAGCAGTTATGTAGCCAGCACCATTCGTTATTGCATTGTTATTAAGAGATATATTTGCTGACCCATCAAAACTTACCCCTGCAATAGTTCTTGCAGTTTCTAAAGCTGTAGCTGTAGCAGCATTTCCAGTTGTATCTTGATTAAGTGTTGCGACTCTTGCAGCAGCCACAGTTCCAGAAGCGATATTACTTCCATTTAAATCTGTAAGTGCTGATCCGTTAAGTGCTGGTAATGTAGACGGAAATCTTGCGTCAGGAACAGTACCCTCTCCAAGATCATTAGCATCAAGAGAGGCATATTCTGCTTGACCTATCGCAGTCGAACCCGAACCAGAAATACTTTTTATTTTTAAATATTTATCAGCAGCAATTTGATTATCTGGGAAAATTAACGTGTAAGATTGTCCTGCACTATGAGCAGGTGAAGCTAATATTATTCCATGACTTTGTGCAGAGCAGTTTAGTTGTAATTTACCATCATTACCTCCAGCACCTCTGACTTCAACAACTCCAGTACCATCTGGTTCGATTTTTACATTTCCATTGCTCGTTGCTGTAGTTATCTTGCTTGATTGAACATCTAAATCACCTCCAAGTTGAGGTGAAGTATCTTCAACAACATTTGCAATGGCACTAGCAGCGATTCCATCAAGTTTGTTTTTTAAAGTGGTTGTGAAATCATTTTCAGTTTGAGAGGCAACTACAAAATCTAATGTTCCATCTGAATCATCGTAAGTAACAGTAATACCTGTTTCAGTATTACCAGTAACCATACCACCGACATAATCTTCTACTTGCTCTTGGGTTAAAGTAGCCGTTATATACCCTGCACCATTTGTTATTGCATTGTTATTAAGAGATATATTTGCCGATCCATCGAAACTGACTCCAGCTATTGTTCTTGCTGTGGTTAAAGTATCTGCTGATCCAGCGACTACACCAACAGCAGATCCTCCATCATTTTTACTAAATAATTTACAATTACTGGTTCGTATAGCTAATTCGCCAACAGAAAGATCACTAGCACCTGGATCACTACCGCTTGCTCTTTTTAATTTAATTGTGTTCGCCATTGTTCGACCTCCTGATGGTTAAATTTAGTATGTTCCTCCATCTATATCGAAACTAGAAGCACTTTCATCTTCTAAAAATGTAACTAAGTCAGACAATGCAACTTGTTTCATTGTTCCAGCATCATTCATTACCAAACGATCTGCTGCTGCCAAAGTTGTAGATGTTGCAGATGTGTCACCATCCATGATATTTAACTCAGAAGTCGATACTGTCGCTCCGTCAAGAATAGCCACTTCAGTCGAAGTTAAAGCAGCTAAAGCAGCAGAAGCTCCAGATTGACAACCAGATAGATTAGCCAAGTCTGCATCATAGGCTTGAACATTAGTTCCGATAGCAAGTCCTAAAGCTGTTCTAGCTGCACTTGCACTTGTAGCCCCCGTTCCACCATCGCCAATCGCAAGTGTTCCTGTTATAGAACTAGCAGCTAAATCAACAGCTAATTCAGTTGATTCAATAACTAAACCACCATTTGCTTTGAGATCAACACTTAATTCATTACCAGATTTATCTAATCCATCTCCAGCAGTTACGTTACCACTAGAAGAAAAAGTACTATAAGAAAGATTATTAGTTCCTACAACAGCAGATCCTTTATTAGAAGTACAAACAAAACCAATATCAGCATTAACAGATCCTTGCTCTACAAATGTAAACATTCCAGAAGCATCTGCACCAGTAGCTAAATCATCAGCCCTAGCTGGTGAAGAACCAACAATATAGATTCCGTTTTGTGTAGCAGTACTTTGATCTTTAACTAATACTCGATCATTTGTTGAAAGAGTAACACCATCTAGAGTGTCTCCATTATTCAAAGCGGTTGCGATTGTAATATTTGCGGTTGTAGCTGCAACACAGCTATCTTTAACATCTAAACCCTCACTAACAGAATCAACATATCCTTTTGTCGCAAAATGAGCATCAGAAGTAGGTGTAACTCCAGACACAGTACTGGTTGCACTTGCTAATTGGTCAAGTCTATTTGTTCTTACTTGTGTATCAAAATCACTAATCTTTGCTGCTGTTAACGTTGGTACGTCTGCAACAACAAGTGACCTAAATGTAGGTGCAGCGTCACTGCCTGTTGTTGGTCCTGATAATACTAAATTAGCTCCTCTTACTGTTGCTTTATCAAAAAACGCTCCTTTACCACCAATAGAAATAATACTTGTAGCTGAACCTCCTGCTCCACCTGTACCCGTACCATAAACTAAAACCTCATCGCCTTCTCTAAAAGCAACTTCAGCATTTTCTAATGACGTTGGGTTTGATGATCCTGTTGATCTTTTTATTCTGATCGTATTAGCCATTAGAAGTTTCCTCCGTCTACGAGTGTAAGTTTAGTAGTTGTTGAATCTGCTTTAAATGTATCAGATGTTGAATCATAATAAAGCACCGCATTATTAACTTTGCCAGTAATGTCAAAGTTTAAACCACTTATTTGTCCTGCTGGACCTTGTGGGCCTTGAGTTGTGATTTCAACTGTAGTTACATCAGAAACCTGACTTACAGTTACAGAATTAGGATTGCTCATGCTGTGTAACCCTCA